CTCTCGGTCCCCAGTCATATCCGATCAGCGGAATAATTGCGATACCAGACGGCGCATTGGAAGCTGTCGGCTGTTTTCCGTTTTTGGTAACGACATATGCTCCCGGTCTTACTTTCGGTGAAGATAATTTAAAAGTACCTCCTGCCATGCTTTATCACTCCTTTCCAAGCCATTTGTTGATTCTGGCCTGCGCTTCACTAATGGTCATTTCGGTTGCTGTGCAACCATACATAGCACCATCAAAGGTGCTGGTTGTGATATGAAAAAGCTGCATACACTTGG